GATGCGAATTTTGTTCGCTTCCTCAAGAGGCATATCATGGTGGAAGTGTTGCATTACTTCCTGATACACATCCATTGGTATCTTATACAGTAACATTTCGTTGCAAGACACATAGCCGACATGCTCACCTGATTTGACTTTGTGACTTTCGTACTGTGGTACCTCTTCAGTTTTCACTGGGACGTAACCAAGACGAACTCTCTTGTCAATGCTGTCATATGAGTTAGTAGTTGATAACCAACACACATGCCAACCAGGGATTTCAGGGACATCTGGCAATGCTCTTTGTGTCCACTCATCACTCCACATCTTGCGACGTTCCTGTGCTGAGACGAACTTCTCTTCTGGGGCTTGGCGGGATTCATCTTGCTGAGCACGATTCTGTCTACCGCCTGCATTCAAAGATTTTTTTAAACGTGATTCCATAATTAATTACTCCTTTGTGAACGTGCTTCCATTGCATAACGCTTTATCATCTTTGCTCTCTTCTGGGGGTCATCCCAGAATCCTGCGTCCTTCATTGCTCTCACCTGTTCGGGGTTGAGTGTGAAGGTGTTACGGCCTGCACTTGCCGCTGATGATTCACGTCCTGAACTCGTCACAACATTCCTAGGTCGTTGTCTAACTACAGGTTCATCGTCTGTGCTGTCATTGTATCTGTGCGGGAGACGTCTTTGCAAGCGATTATCTAACTCATCCCAGTAGGCAGGATTCTTTGGGTCCCAACCCTCTTCGATCAGTCGTTTGTCAATAATCTTTGCAATCTCAGTATCCTCGTCACCGCTATCTGGGCTATACCAGTCATTACGTTTCATCCACTCTGCGGCGTTGCGCTGTATCTGTGGATCGGGCAGGCTACGGTCATTGTTTGGCTTAACCGCCTGAGTTTTCACGTTTTTCAGTGATTCGATCTTCTGTCTAGACTCGTACCACATCTCTTGCGCTTTAACCAAAGCCTCGCCATCACCCGCTTGAGTAGCCTCTTGAAGCTTGAGCTTGGCATATTGGAACTGAAGCTCAGCGTCCTCTATAGCCTTGTCAACCCTCGCTAATTCTGCGCCATGTGTGCGTCTTTCAACATTAGAGAGTCGTTCCATTAACTCACGGTTAACTCTTTCTAGTTGCTGAAGCTTGATATCCTTCTCGGCATGATCTTGCTTCGCTCTTTGACGGCGTAGTTTCCTACGGTTGATCTTCTCTTGACGTACCTCATCGGAGTCATCAGGATGATCGTTGTCCTCTGTTGAGGATTCTGCCTTGACACTTCCACCTTCTGCTTCACTTTCGCTTGCATCGGGGCTTTTGATGTCATCTGGAAGGTCAACCACTGCTGAACCGTCCATCTCTTCTTTGACTTTTAAGTCTTCTTCTTTGCTTTCTGCTACTTCACTCATGCTTTTCCCTCTTTACGGTAGTCTTGCACGCATTTACACATATTCCGCCATTGCTAACGGATCTCCTTTAACCCTAGAGATAACCTCGTGGTCGTTAAGAACCATAAACATGGCCTTATCTTCAACGTGATCTTCCCCAGGCACTGCAACTTCCCATCTATCCCCACCCCATTTAGGGACACGGATGTAATCACCCACCTTTACCCATGAACCTTCAGGCCAAGCCTCCATCGTGTCACGGTTACGGTAGGCCAACGGGCCAATCTCAATGACTTTTGCGACCATGTTCTGCCATTTTTCGTTCTCACGAGTTTCCTCGGCGAGAATAATGCCAGATGCGGTCATTTTCTTCTTCGTTCTCTTTAGTTGAACAAGTACTCGTGCTCCCAAAGGCTCTACACCTGCTTCTACAGCAGGAAAAGCCCATGCCAAGTCTGTATCACTCATCTTTTTCTTCCTCTTCTAGTTGTTGTTCTATCAAATCCAAGACTTTTTGCAGTCCAATGTTTATCCCGACCATGCGTTGATAGGATTCCCAGTTCATAGCGGAGCCACCTGCTAGAGATAGCCCGATATCGCCCTGCATTTCCTTCACTTTACTGATCAGATCTCCGACAAACCCGCTCATTTTTTCTTACTTGTGTGAGCTAGGCCACTTTGTTTCTTCTGGCTTTCGCCTTTAGAACCCAAACTTGTCCCATCAAGCTTCTCGCCCTGGGCTAATCTCTTATGCATGGGCACGTTAATACCCTTTTGCTCTGCATCACTCGCCATGTTGACCTCCTAAGTGTCGTTGTGCTTCGTTTTGAAGCGAAATTGCAGTGTCATACTGCTCTTGCTGAAGCTTAGCGGCGTCTCGGGTGAGTTCCGCTGAAGCTATACGCTCTTTTGTCAGGTTATCAGTAGAGTTGATAGCTATATCTAACTCCCTTTGTGCCTGCTCTCTTTGTTGTTCGCTAGTAATCTTGGCCTGCTCAAGCTGTGTATCAGCCTGGATCTGCTGACCCTTGAGTGCCATCTCTTGCTTATCACGCTCGGTTCTGCGCTGTGTCTCAGCCATTGAGGTCTGGATGAGCGCTTGTGCGTCTGGATCAAGCTGTGGCTTGGGTGCAAACTGCTGTTGCATCTGGATAAGATGCTGAAAGTCTGGTACCAACTGTGCAAATACCTTCTCACCTAAATCGTGACCAACGTGCTGTGATGCCATAGCAAATATCTGGTCAATCTGAGCCGTGTATTTTTCATTTTCGTACTGAATAGACTGCTTTCTGTCGCTTTGAGTAGCGTACTTTTTCATCATCTCAAGGTATAAGAGCGTGATGTGCTGTCTCAAATGCTCAATCATTGGCCCAATCAACTGCGGTCCGATAATCGGGTTCTGTCCTAGCAATGGGTTCATCACAAAGTCAAAGTGCCCTTGGATGTGAGCCAACTGATCTTGCTCAGGATAAGCAAACGCTCCCTGACCCAAGGACATAGCCACGTTCTCTTCTGCAACATTGTGCTTATGTGGCTCAGCCGCATCAACCATTAACTCGTTAATGCCAGGCACCTTCATCTGCTTTAAGAATCTCTCAAGCACAGCCTTCTGGTTGAACTGGGCAGGATACTTATCCATCAGCGCCATTACGGCCTGAGACTGAGCCATCCTCTGCGTTTCAGAGAAGATGTGTGGATCAGAGACTGGAACTACATCTGTGTTGCGCTCAAAGTCTTGCTTGGTTATCTGCAAGTCCTTGACAATCTCACCCTTGCGCTGATCATCCAAGTACCAACGGTTCAGCCTACCAAGAATCTTAAGCACTCTGGCTTGTGAGTCATGAAGTCTGGCGTGGATAGCTGAGAACACAGCAGATCCCTGCTCAATAAGGGCTTGTGTGGTACCTACAGGCGCTTGAGCGGTAACGTCAGCTATCTTCTCCTCAGCCGTGGTTACAACGCCCTTGGCGGCCTGATCTAACCACCCCAATAACTCAAATAGTACAGGGCTAGGAGGGTTAAAAGGCATAGGCATAGCGATTTGCCTAATGTCATTGATTCCTGGTCCTGCCTCAATTTCTGCAACTTGGGTAACTTCAACTTGCTGAGATTGACCACTAACCTTAGCGCCTTTAAGCTTAAGCATAGTAGCGCTGTTGTTGATATGTGCAGTATCGAGCAAAGCACGAAGAGCGCCAGTAAGGGCGGCACTAAGACCGCCAATAAGATGAGGTAAACCAACTGCATATGCGCCCCTCCAAGGAATGAACTTGAACTCCACAACCCAGTCTAGCTTGGTCATGGTTTCGTCCCCGTCTTCCCAGTTACGATACAACCCGACAACTTCATGGTCTAAAGTGTCAATCATCAGAATATAAGGTGCCATCTCGCCCTTGGTATATTCGTCATCTTCCATCTCTAGCCAAACATAGGTGTGATAGAAACGTCTAACACCATCCTCGTTGTCTTGCCACTTCTTACCTTCAATCTTGTCGTTAGCCTTTTGTGCACCCGTTGGCTCTGGCTCCATAGTCGCACGGATCATGCTAATGTCACGGTACATACCCGACTTGATACGCATCTTGACTTCCCACTCGGTAATCTCGTGAACCTCAGTTGCACGCTGAGCGGTATAGAAGTTGGATGCGGCGAAGGGTACGATCACACGGTCAATCGGCAGAAACTCCACGCAGGGGCGCTTCTTGTGCTCGTCATACCACAGCTTAAGGTATTGGGAACCCCCAAGAGGAAGTTGGGTCAACAACTGCTCTTGTTCATCACGGAATTCCTCAATCTGCTCGGTGAGTTGCCAGTTCATGTAATCCCGTTTGCGCTCAGCACGTTCGGTCTTTACATCATCAACATCACCCAATATCTTTGTCCTGACTGGGCCATCAGGTGGGAACATCTCTTTAATCGCTCTGGACGCAAAGTCTACGCAAGACTCAGCCATCACTGGGTGAACAACTTTAGAAGCTCCAAAGAAGGTCGCACCACCTGGGCTATCGTTACCCATACCAGTACGTTTAATACCGTCCTCATACTGCTTATCCCGCATCTTACGGGCTTCTTTATCCTTCTCAATCAGGTTGATGTATTCAAGGGCTAATCCCTTAACATCAAACTCTTCAGCCAAGTTAGCGTAGAACTTTTTGTCATCAGTCGGGCCTTTGAAGTCTGGATCGTGAACAATAACAGAACCATCAGGAAGCTCTTCAAGCTCCATATCCTCTGGTGGCATCTCAAAATCGACTGAGCCGTCTTCATTCTCAATCATTTCCATTCCGTCAATATGACGGTTGTAGTCCTGCTCAATGGGCATTTGTGTTGCCATGTTTATCCTCTATCGATTAATTCGTGACGCATAATATTTATGTTGTTAGTTATTTCAACCTTGGCTTTTTTGTTTGCCTTTTTAGCTTTAACCTTGCCACCCTTTTTCTGACCCGTGTACTTCTTGATCAAAGCATCATATCTGCCAACGTCATTTAAATATTGATCATCAACAACTTGATGTGGAAATACTTTTTGAAGAGTTCCAGTAAAGTCTTGGGCACGTTTTGTATCAAGAATATGCTGAGTAGCGTCTGGAAAAGTTATTTGAACTGGCTTGGGAGGAGTTATTGGTTGTAATGCTAAACCTCGGATGCCTTTTTCATAAGTATTGTGATCAGCAGTATCCGTTAATTCAGCGCCAGGCACAACCTCACCCGCAGACAAACCCGTCATGTTAATTTGCATATTACGAAGCGAAGGTTCTGTAATAGCCCATTGAATATCTAATCCATTTGGTAATCCATGAGCACTGGTAATCTCAGGAGTCTTCATCCTGCTGTTATACCATTTACGTAGTTCAGAATCTTTTTGCATGGCTTTGTAAGCGCCTTCTGGGTCAGCTATTCCAGGCCAGTGTGGAAAGTTGAAATGCTCGTATTCACCAGTCTTAGCATTTTTCTTTACAAATCCATTGGCAATAATGTTATCAAAGCTGTACATCTGCTCTGGAGTCATTTTTGAAAAATCAGTAGCACGAAGATTTGCATCTGCTAAATGCATTGCAAAATTATTAGATGTAGGACCCATCGCTAAATGTTGAGCAATTACTCGATCAGGATCGTAATAACCTGCAAGTCTATTTATTTTGTCTTGAGCACTTTGAGCGGGATCTTCACCAGAAGCCCAAAAGTTTGGCAATTTTAAATGTAACTTGCCCAATCCGTATTTAGCACCACCTTCCTGCTCTGAATCTATCCCTTCTATATCTCCAACACTATGCAATATACTGTCAGATATAGTTTGATCTCCAGGGAAAGCAATATTTACATCTCCAATCTTTGGTGTATATATATCAGGTTTTCCTGTAGGCTCTTTGGTTGTCAAAGAATAAGGTAGATCCTTAAGCCTTTGACTTTCCTTCATTGATCGTCCTGCAAGATTAACTTTCTTGGTAGATCCTTCAGGTACTACGTGCTCACCAGTCATTTGTCTAATGACAGGCTCTGCAATTTTCATCATCTCTTGATCATTTGGAGATTTTGCTCTTTTTAAATTTAAAGGCAAAAAAGATTCTTTAGACGATTTCTTAATAAAATCGCCCATTTTCTTGAGGACGGCATCAGTCATTACCCCACCCTCAGACATATGGATCTCGTGTCTCATCATCTCCAAATCATCCGCTACGTGGACTTTTCCACCTCTTTGGTAATTTGGCATGAACTCCAAAGGATTAAGCGTTACCTGCCCATTAGCCAGTCTTAATGATGGGTTTAAGAATGACTCATGCCTTGGCTGAGCCACTTGTCCACCATCAGCATACGCAGGCAGACTGTTCTCTCCTACTCCTTGCTTCATCTCTGGGGTGAACTCCATGTAGTGCAGAGGAGTTGTCTTATTGTTTTGGGCAGTAGCGAAGTCATCCATCATCTTCTCTTTCTGCTCAAAAGGCATATCCAACCATGTTTGCTCAGGCGTATTGGTGTGCTGAAGCATATCAGTGATGGATAAGTCAGTGTTTTTTGGCGTACGTACTGGCATAGCGTTCAGCTTCATCTCAGCGCCGTATGGCTTACCAATGTCGTTGAAGACATTTGGTAGGCGCTTGTCATAAGCCTCCTTCATGCCTTCGCCTAAATACAAATCTTCACCTGTCAGTGACCGCAATGTTCCTTGTTGTGGCTGATCTAATAACTTTTTAGCCGCCTTCTTACCAACATATTGATTTAAATTTTTTGGTGTAACACCAGTTTGTTTTATGACCGTATTTCCATTGTGATCATAGCCAACTAAATCAGTACCAGACAAATGAAGTTCGTTTATGTATTTGCCAAGGTTATATCTATCCGCTTGCGTTTCACCATTAGTCAATGTTATGCCGTCATACCCATTGTCAACAGCGTGTTTGACCAAGTCCTTGCTAACCATCTCTTCCCAGTTCTTTTTGAATGGAGCATCAGGCACATGGTCAGAGGGCATGATGGTGGCATCACGAATCTGATCCATGATTGCCAATCTTTGTTCGCTGATGGCTTCACGTTCTTCGGGAGTTTTGGCTAACGCTTTGACTTCACCAAGACGCTTATGCTCTGCCTTCAATGCGTTGATTGTGGCTTCTGCTTGAGCCAGTTTTTCTGGATCGTGATATCCCTTATCCCTACCTGCTTGATGCCAGTCAGACTGCATTTCCTCAACGTGGAGGATCTTCTTGCCTTCTGGAGTCATGCGGTCAACAGTACGAGCATGAGCCAATACGTTTGGAATATCTTCCCAATGTGAGCTTTCATACTCCTCTGGATGGTTGGACAACTGGTACAAATGTTCCTGATAGTTATCACCACCAGGTAATTTATAAGAAGAATACCTTGGAATATTGTTATCAGTCTCTTTAAGATCATTGACATATGATTGAGCATCATGTCTTGTCATGAAAGGCTCTTCATTAACTTTTTGCCAATTCTCATCATACAACCAGTGAGGATCTCTTGGCCTTGCCATATCTGGATCAACTGGTTCTATGTAATATTTATCGGCGTTATTTTCGCTCAGTATCTTCTTAGTTACTTGGGGCACAGGACGCTTGGCAAGTTCAGCTTTGAACTCATCCTTCGTCATCTTGGGTAATGCTTTGATCTCATCCAAGTTTCTATCAGCCAATTCAGCCTTCTTAACGCCAGGCTTCTTGCTAAGCTCTGTCATGAATTCAGCGCCAGTACCCTTGGCTCTTGGCAACTCAGCCGCAGTCTTATCCACAGCAGAGAATAGCCTAGCCATTCCCTTGCCAATCATCTTATCTACAACACCACCGCCTGCAAATCCTTTGGGGCTATCCTTCATCTGGATCTCATGGCGCATCATATCCAAGTCATTAGCAACATGAACCTTGCGCTTAACTCTTCCGCCTTTAGCTAGGCCTTGTGTCTCTTGAGGGGTTACAGCAGGAACATCTCCTACTTTGTTACGCAGTTCATCAATTTTTCCAAGAGTATATAGTTGAGTTTTTAATGGATCACCTTCACCATGTTCTTCTGGATTGTTCAATACTGATTTAAATTCATTATATGTATAAGGAATATCTGGATGTAACGGTTGATTACTAGCATTTCGTAATTTAGAGTATTGTTCTTCATCTTTGAAAAACATACCATTATTAAGAGCACTATTAAATACTTCATTCGCTTGGCGATGAGGTTCAAATGCAGGATGAGTATCTAAAAAATTGTTTGCGTTTTTAACCGTTGACTCAACATGAGGAGCAACTTGTTGGCGTAAAACATTTTCTTCGTCTTTAGTTAAATAATCTGGCACCTTTAAACCAATACTTTCTCCAAATTTTTTTAACTCAGGTTGAGTATTAACAAATCCAGAGTTTTGTATATCTCCTTTAATTGGAAATCCAGTAGTACGTTGGAAGTCTTGCACCATAGGCAAGTACTTATCTACAGGTGCTCCATTACCTTTGCCTTTAATTTGATGAATGTTTGGTGTTCTTGAGTTTGCGTTTAACTCCTCAAGCTTTGAAGCTATATATTTTTTTGCGCCAATATCTCCTCTTTTAAGAGCATCTGTTACTCCACCAGGGAATTGATCAAGCACATCATCTTCAGTATATATTTTTGGATTTCTAGCTTCAATTGTTACGTGAGGCTCACCACGCTTATCTCTTAATGAGAATATTCTTGTGTTGCCTTGCAATACGTCAGGACAATAGCCACCAACACAGTGACCCATCTTATCGCCTTCATATGTCAATGCGTCTTCAAGTTGTTTCTGACGCTCTTCTCTTTTGTAAAGATTAACAGCTTCTTCGGGAGTTGAGCCAACAGATACTGATTGACCAGTTTTCGAATCAATTACTGCATGAAGATCAGGATAACCAGAAGGATGACCCATAACATGGGATTCTTCTATTTTGGGATCAGGCATCTTAAGCTCAATCCACTTGTGACCAGATGGATACTCTTTAAGAACAGGAAAGCCTTCTTGCTGTTGTAACGCTACGTTACGACTTGCAATATCTTTCTCTAAGTTTTGGTTAGCCACACGTTCCATCATCTGTGGAACGCTTATGTTCTTGAGTTGCTCAGGCTTGAGATGATACTTATCGCCTTCAGGCAAATCCAAATGCTGTTTGATCGTATCTACAACGTGATCAAAGCCAAGATCGTTAGCAAAGTTACGAGGATCAGATACTGAATAAATATTTTTATCTTTAAGACCCAAAAGCTCAGGCTGTTCTTTACTTATAGTTTTGTAATGCTGTTCATATGGATCGTTCAGTCTATTGCTATTAAGTCTATCTAAAGCATTGTCAGAAACAAACTCCCAAGCATTTGAAGGCTTTGTAGTTGACATACCTTCAAATCTAGAGATGTTATCTCCAAATCTAAAGTTTTCATGTGGTACATGAGCAGAATGCTTCATGCCCAACTCATAAGCATCTTCAGCTTCAATTGCCAAATTATCTCTGGCGGCCTGCATAGTTCTTACAGCACCTTCATCACCAGATTGTTTGGCCTGAGCAATCTTCTCATCTAACTTAGCTATCTTCTTTTGCTCTTTAGCGTTGTTGGCCTCAACCTTGGCTACTCGTTCCTCAATGCCCAAGCGAATTGGGTCATGAGGTGTGGCCATATCATTACGAACATAATTTTTGAGGTTGGTATCAATCCATTGGTTTAATGCGCCAAGCTTCTTAAACTTATCTTTGTTATCTTCTAGATGTTTAACGACACGCAATCCACCTTCGCTACCTATATCTTTTAGCTCTTTGATTCGTTCTTCAACAGCTTTATCGTGTTCTGGGCCGTAATAATAAGTTTTATTCTTTAATAAGGTATCTTGTTTTAATTTATCTAAAGCAGAGTTAACCTGCTTATTTACCCAGTTACCACCCTTCTCAGGCTTGATAACGTGCATAGCCATCTGTGGCTCACCAACTCCAGGGATAAGTCGTTGACCAGTAGCAACCCTATCAGCAATCTCCTGCCCAAGCATCTTTGCACCCTTTGTGGCGGCTGTACCCGCTCCTGGGATAACAGCGAAGTCACCTGCTGTGCTTGCCATCTTGTTAAGCATTGAGTTGGGGTCTTTGGCTAGGTCAGGGATCAATCCCTTGATATCCTCAGAGCCACCAGATATAGATCCTGGCTGATATCCTTCAAACTTGTTACGGCGAATGTCGTGCGCCATATTGTGCAAACCAATAGCTGTGTTAGCCAGATCAGCAGGCAATCCCGCTGTGGTGGCAATAGCACTGCGTCCACCAGAGTAGATCATGTCCAGTAACGCTCTAGCAGGTATGCCCATGCTCATTGCATCGGCTTTGATTCTGTCTAGATCTAGGGGTTGTTGGTTTGCTTTAGGGTTTGGCATAGCACCTCGCAATATTCCTTTGAGTGTACCCTTGCTAGATACTATTAATCAATGTGCAAAGCTCTTCAACCGTTAACTCAACCTGCTCAGGCTTTATGGCTGATTCAGGGATCTTCTTACCAATCAAGTCCTCAGCATCAAACAGCACCTCAATGAATACCAGTGAGTCAAGCCCCAAGTCAGATACCCTAGCATCTGGCGTTATATTGTTTGGGTTGATGTTGTACTTGTTAACCAGTAAATCTTTAAATTGGTCGAATGTAATCATTTAGTTCCTTTTGGGTGGGGTGGTTCACATAAAGCAGTGTTTGTTACCAATTCGACTCTTAAACCATAAAAAATGATTGTTGAACGATGATGTGGCGCTAACCCACAACTCCACCCCATCGCTATCATACCGCATATGGATTGACCCTTGGTTGGGGGTTGGCATCAATGTAATCTTCCTCATCGTAGTCTTCACGTGGAGGTGGATCAATGTTCAGGAATCCTGCGTCTCTAAGCCATCTAAGAGCCTGTGTGAGCGAATCAACGTAATCGTCATGTGTTGCGTCAGGGAACGCACAGATCTGGCTTATAGCCCCTTCTGCCCAGTCCCTTACATATCCTTTGTTCATGCTTGACTCTGGCACCCAAACCCTACCTGCCCGTATGATATTGGCAACAATTGATAACCGCTGAACTTTGTCTGCCTTGCCTGGGTTGTAGCTTTGTACGGGTAACTGTGCCCTTTGCAAGTCTTGGATCAAGCTGATGCCTGCGGCTTTGTCCTCCACCAGAATCATCTCAACTCGCTTCTTATCCTTGCCCTCACCGTATACAGTCTCAAACTCATCCATCACCTTGGGCTTGAGATCTGGGTATTGCAGGTGGTCTTGCCAGGCATCGAGGATGAGCACTGACATCGGACCATCCATCGGTTTGAATACACCGAAAGTGATACACGCTGTTGGGTCATTGTGCGCCTTCTCAGTGAATGCACAGTCATAGCTTTGCAAGATGAACTCAAACTTGGGCAGAGGCATTGGCTCACCCTGAGAGTTGTAGGCAGGGAATAGTTTGAACCATTTGCGCTTGACGATACCTGTTAGCTCAGGGTCTAAGATCTCAGCCAACACCTCCTGGCGATACAGTGCAGACTCAGGGTCGTACTGCTCGATCTGCTTGCGGAAGTTTGCTGATAGGTTGTCAATGTTGGCGTAGGTGGATGCTGTGGTCAGGGCTACATCACTCCCGTTTCTACCTACCAGATCAACAATCAGATCTTTGGGCTTGGGCGTTGTCGTACATACAACTTGGGTCTTGTCTCCCAAACGGATGGAGAAGCTGAGCAGATCCCAGGCTTCCTGTAGATAATCCCACGCCGCCAACTCATCTAGCCAACCCCCGTGGAACTGTGGCCCCCTGAAGCGCTCAGGCTCCGATGCGGGTATGCCTTTGATGATTGAGCCGTTGATCAGGGTAATCTCGTTATCGTCCTTCAGGTGCTTCTTAATCAAGATCTGAGGTATGACGTTGGTCAGTCCTGAGTCACCCATAAAGCACACATCCTTCAGGTCTGAGTGTGTTGGCGCTCCAACTAGCCACCGAGTCTTGGGATTAGTCCAAGCCTTCCAGAACGTCCACTCTGCCGCAAGCCTAGTCTTCCCTGCGCCCCGTCCACCGAGCACCATCCAAATAGACCAGTCCCAACTCGGGGGAACCTGGTGATCATGGGCAATACTCAGCCACTTGATCCTTGCGGCGTAAGCCATCTGCTCTTCAGGTGGGAGTACAGCGAAGTGAGCCTTCACCTCGGGGTCGGTCAATATCTCTATGACCTCATCAAGATCCTGCATTCGATGCCTGTTTTTTAAGGGTCAAATGCTCAACCACTGTATCCATTGCGCTCTTGGCTGTAACGACAATCTCGCTTTGCAGTGGGTTTTCCTTATCCCCTGCAATCGTTGTCCTATCCCCATACTTCTTAGGCTTGAGCTTCATAGCCGTCCATTTACGGGCATCTATGCGGTTTCTTTGCCATTGGATGTAGGAGTTGCTCAGTTCCATCCTGATTAGCTCACCAGTCCTGCGGTCAATCACTGGCTCTGTATCTGGGGTTTCGTCAGCTATTTGGAGGATCTCATCAGCAATGGTGTCGGCTTGATCTTCCCGTGCACGTGCGTATTGCTCAGCAAACTCTGGATGAACAATCAACCACTCATAGATCGTAGCCTGACTTGGGAACTTTCCTATCTTCTCATCCGCCTTCAGGATTTGTCTAACACTCATACCATTACTGATGAGGGTACAGATCTCTGCCGCTATTTGGGGCGTATATTTTGTTGGGCGTCCACCCTTGTTCTTGGGCTTTTCGGTTACGTTATCCATATTATTCCAATGTCGAACCAAGTTAATGCCTGTATTGTATATCAGGCGTTCTGGATTCGTCTATCCATGCGCCTTATCGTGGCTTTGTGCTGATCGTTCTCTAACTTCAGCGCCCTTACTTGGTTGTCCAAGTACTTCATCCTTGCCGCTACATAATCCAGATAGTCGTTCATCTGTTGGAAATCAGATTCAGTCTTTTGTGGCTCGTCCATTAACTTCTTTGGCGTTGTTGTTTTCTTTGTTGCCATCATTAACTCCTAGTTATGGTTGTTGGTTCTAACCTCCACGGGGCTTGCACCCGAAAGCTAACTGTAGGCTAGAGACTGTGGAATCGCACCACGAGCTAATCGTCTTTCGACACCAACAAGAATGAGGACTAGATCATTGTCACCTTGTGCACAGGCTCCTCCCCAATCCTCATACTTGTT